GTCTTTGAGCACAACGTCAAGCGGTTGCCCAATGTGGTCAATTTGTGAGGTGTCTGGACGTGTTCCCATGATTTCCTTAATGTAGTTAAGCAGCCAGCAGAGCATGCTCAGCCTGCTGACGTGACGAGTGGCGCGGCCATGGCCATAGGACTAACGCCTTTGGGTACCATCGCCGGGTCGAGAATGTCGTCGATACCGTTGCCGTCACGCAGCGCGTGGATGCAGTAGCAGACGGTGTTTGGCTCAAGCGCCACTAGCTCGTGCATCACATCCTTGTGAATGTAGATCATCTGCGGTGCCTTGAACACTGTGGTTTCGCCGCTAGCCGTAACCTGCAAGGAGCCAGCGGCCAACAGCGTAAGGTGATCGAACTGGTGTGTGTGTCCGTGCTCAATGTCACCGGCCGCCTCGAAGTGCATCTGGCGGCTGAACAGGTTGGCTACGCAGCCAATGCTAACTTTAGGTGGATTCATATATGGTTACTCCGATAGCCCCGGTTGCGGGTGTTGGTTGTGGATACGCTGGCCCAATAAGCTGCACGGCGGGTAGCAGTGGGCCCGCTTCTGGAGGTAGCTCGATGTAGCCCTGCTCTGCAAGCACCTCGTTGGTAAGGTCTACTGGCAGAGACGCGGCGCAGTGCGCTCTGATCTCTGCGTGTGTAGCCAGCACCAGCCCGCTTGTTGTGTGCTTGTACATTTACAAGTTTCCTGTAAGAGTTGATGGGAAGGCGCGGCCAGCGCCCCAGATAATGCGAACTGCCCCCGGGCCAGAGTAAGAGCTTGCGGAGGGTATAGTAATTTCAAGTACCTGCCCAGGTGTTACAGGTAAAGCGTTTAGATATGATAAGGCACCGCCAGATGACATGATTGCAGAATAGCCTGATTGAAGCCACCCTGCTCCACCACCGTAAGCCCCACCATTAGGAGTCCCGTATCCACCAGAGCTGAACGCTCCGCTGCTCCCTCCACTCCCGCCTGTAGCATTCCTGGCTCCCTGGTACTGGTCGTACAAGCCACTTACCCCATTGCTGCCCTGTCCCAATAGGCCAACACCACCACCACCGCCCCGTGACACCGCGCTCGGCCCACCTGCACCGCCACCGCCCCCACCACCGCCCGCGCCATTTTGCGGCGATATTGGGGAGTAGTTATCAATAAGTTGCCCCCGACCACCATTACCGCTATAGCCGCCTGCCCCACCACCACCATGATAACCTGCACCTCCGTCACCCCCGCCTGTACCGATACGACTACCGTTCTGCGCACGGCAAACGATAGTGCCTCCTACTGCGTTCTTTACGGTAACAGGGACAGTTGTTCCACCCGGCTGCACAGCGACCATGCAGACGCTAGTGACGCCAGCAGGCACCGTCCAGAGAGTAGTGCCAACTGTGGTGAATACCTGCTGGCCTGGAGGGGCCGCCACTGCGGTTGCCCCGGCAGCAGCCATAACCAGCCCGAGTGTGCTCATTTCACATCCTTCCCAAGAACAAACCAGTTAAGCGTGCTGCCATCGTGGGTGTACATGCCGAGGCAGTCCTTCCCAGCGGCAGTCAGTGTCGGCACCGTGCCGCCAGCCCACTTGCTGTTCGCTGGCCACGTAACGGTTGCGCTGCCGCCGTTAGTCAATTCCAAGATCAGACTAGCCACTGTGCCCGCAGCGGGTAGGTTACTCACCGTAAAGGTGGTCGCCCCGCTCACGGTCTTGGTGAAGACGTTACCCAGCGACAGGTCGATGTTGTTAGCCGCCAGGGCGTTGCGTGTCTCAAGCAAGCCTGTTACGGTCTTGTTGGTCATCGTCTGAGCGGCCGTCAGTAGCACGTCGCCAACAGCAAGGTTACCGCTGCCTACGAGGGAGCCCCCGTTCACAGTCTTGATGTTGGTGCCGCTGACCAGCGCTGCCTGCCCGCCGATGGCTGACAAGGCCGCTGCCGCATCTACTGCTGTCAATACGCTACGCCCCACAGCAGTGCTATCACTGATGGCCGAGGCCGTGTGAGTGTGCGAGGTAGGGGCTTTGCCGTCAAGCGCGGTTTGCAAGCCCGTAACGTCAGCAATTGCGTGGGAGTGGGCGCTTGGTGCAAACGTGGCTGGCTTGCCAGTAATGCCCGCCCATGGCGCAACGTCAGCGTTGACGGCGGCAGTGACCTTGCCATCGTCGTTGGGGTCGTAGACTGCCTTAGTCATATCCCCCGCGCCAGTACCGTCAGCCCCAGCAGGGCCTTGGATACCTTGCGGGCCTTGTGGCCCCGCTGGCCCTGCTGGGCCCGTGTTGCCTTGAATACCCTGTGGGCCGGTTGCCCCTGCTGGGCCGGGTACACCCTGAATGCCTTGCGGCCCAGCGGGCCCAGTAGCCCCAATAGGCCCTTGCGGCACACCGAGGCTGAGCACCTGTGCGCCAGCAGCCCCGCTAATGGTGGCCGTGGCAGCAGCGCCCGGGGCCAGCGTAGTGACCGTGCCTGCTGTGAGGCGCGAGGCGTTTGCTGCGCCTACTGCGCTTGCGGCAGCTTCGGCAGCGCTTGCTGCGCATGCTGCGGCCAGCGGGGTGAACTCTTCAATTGGGGTGTTTGTAGAGATCACCACCTCAATGTTGTTCGTACCAGCCAGAGGCGGCGTAACGAACGTGAGGATACCGTTAGTGATGCTCCATGTGGCAGAGTGCTGGTAGATACCCTGCACGTACACGCCGCACCGGGCACCCTTGTCGGGCTGCGCCACAATGAACGAGGTCTGCGTGCCTGTGCCGCTGAATTGGTACGTGGAGTTCTTGCCACGTAGGCTGTCTACAGCAAGCTGCGCCTGTGCGTTAGCGGCTGCTGCCTCTGCGGCTGCGATTGCGGCAGCTTCTGAGGCGGCCACAGCAGCAGCAACGTCGATGTTGCCGATTGCGTCGGTGACCTCAGCGGCGATGAACACTGCCTGCTTGGCGTTAACATCCAGCGCTGTGTCGCTCAGGCCAGAGCCGTCGGTGAAGTCCACAAGCGGCAGGTCTTTCGGCGTGTCGCGATAGATAACCAGCAGCGCCCCAGCCGATACTGGAGGTGTAAGCAGCAGTTGGGCTGGGCCAATGAAGTTAGCCTCAGTAATGGGCACGGCAGTCTCGACCCCACCGACAGGTGTGACCGCGACCTTAACGTGCGCCTTGTCTATGTAACCACCGGCAAAGTTAAAGTTCCACGAAGTCGTGGTGCCGTCCGCTAAGTACAGCGTGCGGCTCAGCCGTTGGGCTACGAGAGTTGCCATGTTGGCTCCTTAGAAAGAAAGCCTCCCCGAAGGGAGGCAGTAGTACAGGTACTGGAGGTTAGTCTTTGAGTGCGTTGACAAACGGCAGCAAGTACGGGATACGGCTGCCCGGGAGCAGCTTTGCCGCCTCGTCCAGGTTGTCTGGGCTCTGCGCGTACTTCCAAATGTCATCGACGAGGCTAAGCGACGGCGCAACGTAGTTCCCAATGAACGCGGACTCTACGCCGCTCCGGCCCCCGGTTGGTGCAACGCCCATGCTGTCAGGCAGCAGCGATGTGGTAAGGTCAAGGAAGTCCCCGGCCATGCCAGACATTGCCACGTAGTTCAGCGTTGCCCGCGCCAAGTGCTGCGGCTGCAAGCGCTCTTCAATGTAGGCGGCACGGTCTTCACGCCCCACGGAGTTAGCGTACACACGTGCCATGTAGATGGGCACAGCCAAGCTCATGCTCCCCATCAGCATACCGAAGGCAGCGAACTGCCCGTGGCTATTACGCTGGCGTCCCCACTGCTTCTCCATCGAGGTGATCGAGAACGTGCGGAACTGGGTCATGAGCTTCAGCCACCCATCGTGCGCCCACTTGCCGCGCTCACCGATGTACGTGCCCTGAATGATCTGCGATGTGCCACGCCATACGGCCTGAATAACGCGCTCTCGCACGTCTGGGTCGCTAACCTTGGTCACGTCGAACCGGGTAAGCCGCCCTGCCGCATCGAACGTGGCGATGTTAGGGAGGTCTGCCTTGAGTGCAGCCCGTAGCCCAGCGTCAATGCCCATCCCATCAAGCGCTTTGTCCTCGCCGCCCTCACGGATGTACCGCGCCATCTTGTGCACGATCTGCTCAGCCATGCCCCTCTGCTGTGCGCTATGAATCATGCGCCACCCAGAGAGCACAGCCTGAGCGTGCCCTCCGCCACGCAGCAACCGGTCAGTCAGCGTAAGCGTGTCCTGCCCGTAGGTTGGGTACGCGTGGTTCGGGCTGTCGAATGGCATGACAACCTTGTATGCGTCTGTGCCAAACTCTGCCCCACCTGCGTGCTCAATGCTGGAAAGGAATGGGTTGTCTACCGCTTTGCCAGCGGCCAAGTCCCTGATCTCTTGGTTCAGGCGCTTCATGCCAGCGAGGCTAGCCATTGTGCGCATAGCCCCAACGTGCACGATGCCGTTGATGCTCTCAGCGAACTGGTTGAACACAATGCCGCCGAGACGTACAAGGGTGTTAGCCTGCATGGCCCTGTCCATCCACTTGCCGCCAGCGTTACCGAAGGGCTCGTTCAAGAACTCGGCTGCGATCTGGTCGAACGCTTCCTTTTCTTGGTTCCCCGCACGCTGGCCGTCTGCGCCGTACTGCATGGCGTCCCGTAGCAGCTTGAGTCCGGGCTTACCGCGAACCCCAAACTGTGTCAGAGCTACCTCACCGCTAGCGCGGCCCACTTGGGAGCGGAGCAATTCGATCTGGTTAGTCTCGAAAATGTCCAGCAGCTTAAACTCTCCGTCGGGTGTGTCGTACACCTTGTTCAGGTCAAGCTCAATACGCCCCTTGGTGAAGTTGGCCGCGCCCTTGTTGAACTTCTCCATGTGGTTAGCCACCACGTCGCTGGGCAAGTCCATACCACGCAGGGCCTCTTCAACCAGACTGGCCGTAGAGGTGTTTCCTCCACCGATGCTGCTACCGTAGTCACCGGCTGCACGGTCGCGTACCCGCTTGATGTAGTTGCTCGCCAGCTTGTCAGAGAAAGCCGCGTCCCACCCTTCGATGGTAATGAACTGGTCAACCAGCGCAGAGTGCAGCACCTGGGTCTTGGCGTTGCTCAGGTTAATCACAGCACCAGCGCTCATGCGGTGTGGCATGTAGCCTCGGCTGGTTTTAGGCAAGCCCTCTGATCCCAGCGTCTTCACGCGGCGCTGCTCGTTGGCGACCCGCTGGTACGCAGCCTCGATGCTGTCAGCAGCGGCCAGCACGTTCTTGTCCTGCGTGCTTGTGCCACCGGCCCGGCGGGCCTCGATCTCGCTGGCGATGGCCCGGTCGAACTCTGCCCGCACCTTGCCGCCCACCATGTCGTCCTTGAATCCAGCAAAGGCTGTGCCCTTCCCGGCCTTGTAGAACTTGTATGCCTGCTCCACGTCGTTGATGGTGTTGGCCATCATGCGGCGCTCGATGTTGTGCTTAGCGATAGCGGCTGTTGCGCCGCGCTTAGCCTGCACCCCACTGGCATCTTCCAGCAACTCGCTGGCGATCATGCGCACAAGCGGGCTCGGTGACTTCAGCATAAGCAGGCCCGTAGAGGCCACGTTGAACACGTTGTTGTCAGTGAGGTTCTTGACGTTTGCTTGCCACTTGGCGTCCATCGGGTTGGCCTTAGCCCACTCTTCGGCCTTCTTGTGCAGCGCCAGCATGGCCTGGGCCTGGGCACGCGCTGCGGCTGTGTCAACCGGCGCGATGTTCAAGCCAAACCTGATTCCGTCTGGGTCAGTCATGATCTCGTTAGCCACTGAGGCGGGGCCAGCGGGCTGGCTGTACTTTGTGGTGCGCTCGGGCAGGATGGAAGAGTCAATCTCTTTGTTCGCCACGGCAGTCATGAAGTCCACGAAGCTCTGCGTAGGTGGCAGATGCCCGCGCTCCTTGGCACCGGTGAACCACGACCAGACCTTGGCGACCCACTCGGTCATCTTGTCTACGATGCTCTTGCTGAACCCGGTCTTGTTGGCACCGGCAGCGTCTTCACGGAAGTACCGCACGCCTTGCTCTGCCAACCACTCGCCAAAGTCTTTCTCGTACTTGTTGCTTGGGTCAACCACGTCGCCCTTGAACTTGCCGCTGCGGCGCATGTCGGCCCAGCGCATCATGGTTGCCTCTACTGACCCTGCGTCTGCCGCTTGTACAAACTT